TCTACACCTACTACTACAATAGAGGACTCGTCGGCGTACTCGGATTGACTAACCGCAGGGTCACAAACAGCAAAGACATTCATACCCCCGGGAGGAGAGATAATCGCCTCCCCAGGTCCCCAATATTTAATCATGCTTCTTTTAATGAGGGCGGAATCTTCATCAACAGGGTCGTTGAGATACTGACTGGAGAAAATATAGCTCCCCTGCAACTCTTTCAATTCCTTTAGTTTTTCCTCATTTAAGAGTTCCGGAAAATACAGTTTCCCACTATCTTTGTACGCCCCACGGAGGTACATGTCTACCTTATCCCCCTGCTTTTCCTGAATCCAAGAGTAAAGTTCGTAATAACTCCAGCGAGTACCAATTATTAATAATTCACCATCTAAATCAAGGAGAGAGAGGGCTTTTTTGAACCAATCTATAACCTTTTCATCCTGATAGCGGGTACTTGAGTTTTCATTATTAACAAGGTCGTCCAAAATTATTTTGGAGTAGTGTTGAGAAACCAGATTACCCCCCACCCCAACGGCTGTAACAGTAGCCTCCTTACTACCAAGTCCCTTACCCATAACATCAAACTCATCCTCATTCCAGCGAAGTCTGGGTTCGTAGAACTCACCATAAAGTTTCCTTAGCAACTCGTTTTTTCTAAGGTGTTCTTTAATCTCTCCAACAAATTTCTGGGCATTATTGAGGGTGGCATTGGCTATTAAAATCCTTTCATTCCTATCCTGGCAAATAGCCTGTAGAGTCCTACCTACAGTAAAGAATGTGCTTTTGTAAGTTCCCCTAGGAACAAGAATCATCTTGATTCGTTTATCCGAATTTTTATACCATTTAGCCCACTCGCCGTGGACGTGAGGGACTAGAAGGTCCTGTCGTCTTTTATTGGATTCGAGAATATACTTATTAAAAAAGAAAAGGTCCTTAAGCCCCTTCTCCTTCTTCTTGATTAGGAGACTCCTGTAAAGTTCCAATTTTGGTGTCATAATCGTTAAGCAACCTTTCCACTTCGTCTCTTTTCATTGAGGGCCTAAATACTTTTCTGGCAGAAGCAAGACTTCTAAGTTCTCCCCAAACCATCTCGGAATAATTCATATCGGTTTTCGTCATTTCTCTATCATAGGCTGGGTGATAGACCACAAGTCCCACCTTGCTCCGTTCCAAAGCGTGTTCGGCTATGTGGTCGGGAAATTCCCTGGACTCTTTAGCGTCCATATAGTATCGCACCCCGCCGCAAAGAAACTCTACTTTATTTTTATTTGGGTTGTATATTCTCACTTTGGTTCTTTCTTAATTACTACAACTGCCCCCTTTATTCCTTCTACCTTAAATAAATCCTTTCTAGTCCTCTTATTATAGACTATAAGCGGAAGACTTTTAATGTAGAAATACATTCTACGATTGAATTGCCTCACGCTTACTCTTAACATCTTTATAAATCACGGTCAAAAGCCCATGCCTTTCGCATTTGGGGTTGGGACAAAAGGGAACGGAAGGGACAAACCTTTTCTCTTTATTGTTATAAAATGGCAGTTCTAGTAGTTCCGTCTCACAAACAGCACATAGAAGTCTCATAGGGATATTTTAACACTTGTCGTGACATTACACAACCCAATGGTGGGGGCGAGGTTGCCGAGAAGACCCAGGAAGCCCTAGTTCTCCCCGCCTAGGATAAAACCTAGTGCCCCACCACTAGATTGTCAATTATTCTAACTGTTCCTTTAATTCCTTTATATGCTCATCCAATTCTTCTTCAGACATTTCCATATTCAGGTTCAAAATTTGTTTCTTTTCTGCCGCATAAACTCCAGCAATTTTATTTACCTCTTGAATGTATTTCAGGCGGGTGTCGTAGTTCACGGAACCGTCCTTATCCGTAGCATCCAGCCCCTCAATCAATTTATCCTCCGTAATGGAGTCAGCACCTAGGATTTTCTTTTCCACTAAAGAGGAAACTAGAGCCTCCCTAAAGTTTAGGTTGTTCATGTTCTTGGATACAATCGTTTTGGCTGTATTTCTATTTTTAGCCTCGTAGAACTTCTCCACCGAACCTAAAACGTCCATCTTCTTTCCATGTTCCACCTTGTTTACAATGTCTCTTATCACAAGGTCTTGCTTGTAGGTAAGCCCATAAGGGTTCTTTTTAGTTTTCTTAGGTGTTCCCATTATGCTCCTTCCTTCAAAGATCTCTTCAAATGAGGCGAGCAAAGTTGAATCTCCCGCATCTCCCCCGAGGTCTCATCGAACATCTTTCCCACCCCCACCGCGGGATTCTTACAGAGTGATACCGCACATCTAACGTTGGGGGATGCTGTCACCTCTGGGGTTACATCTCCAACATAGACTTCAGATTTTTTTTCTGAAATTTTTTGA